TAATAATAAAAATTATTCGGTTAGTTCAAGATCAAAAGTTATTTTTAATGAACCACCAAAAATAGTAAAATAAAATGGGATTACCAAAAAAAATAAAAAAAACATTACCACTAACTCAATCTAAAACCTTATACCCAAGAAGGGAGGAACTTAAGGAAATGATTGAGAGAGATGGGACTTATTTACCGAAATCGTTATTGCATGCCGATTTGGATAGAGGTTTTTTAGATTTTGTTAAAGACGAATTAAAATGTGTTGTTGAAGGTAAAATAGTTCCTATGGTAGACATTTTAATTTCCACTCAAAATTGGAGTCAGTTTGTTGAAACTTGGAATTTCCAAAACATAGATAAAAACGCCGAACCCCCATTCATTACGGTTATTAGAACTCCTGAAGTAAAATACGGATCAAACCCTGCATTAAGATATAACATTCCAAATAGAAGACAATATTATTACGCTCAAGTCCCTACTTGGGATGGACAAAGACACGGTATGGACATTTATAAAATTCCACAACCAGTACCTGTTGACATAAAATATACCGTTGCAATTATTTGTAATAGAATGAGGGAACTAAATAAGTTCAATCAAATTGTTCTTGAAAAGTTTTCATCAAGACAAGCGTATCAAAATATTAAAGGACACTACATTCCAATAGTTAATGATGAAATTACCGATGAATCAGTTTTAGATCTTGAGAAAAGAAAAGTTTATATACAAAAGTATTCATTCACTATGTTAGGATTCCTTATTGACGAAGAAGAGTTTGAGGTTCAACCAGCGGTTACAAGAATATTTCAAATGTATGAGGTTGATACTCAAACAAAAAAACGAAAACCGAAAAAAGAAGAACCAATCCCACCTTCAACATATATTACAACATATCCCGATGGGGTTCTTGATTCAACTCAAACATTTGAATACACAGTAAATTTACATTTAACTAACACTTACAATGTTGATAGTTTTAGTGTATATGTGAATGGTGATTATTATGGTGACGGTTTGGATGAAATTCAAATTAATACTAATGATATATTAACCATATCAGTTATTAAAACAAATCCGTTAGAGGAAGGTAGATTAGAGTTTAGTCAAACCTATTTATAACTATTCCCCGTAGATATCTTTTTTTTCTTTACACTTCTCAATGATTAGGTTTTCTAAAAACCTATACATTTTAATCCCACGCTTATCACAATACTTCTTTAGTATATCGTGTGACTCAACAGAAATCTTCAGATTCTTTATTTTTTTAGGTTCTTCTTTCATAGGTAGAATAAAGGTAGAATAAAATCTCACCAAAATATAAATACTTTATTAGAAGTAAAGTTTTTGCTAAAATCACCAATATTTATATATAAAAATAAATCTATAAACAAAAAAAAACAAAATGGCAACTAACAGTAAAGTATTTGTATCACCAGGTGTATATACTTCAGAAGTTGATTTGAGTTTCGTTGCTCAAAGTGTGGGTGTAACCACGCTGGGTATTGCGGGTGAGACATTAAAAGGTCCCGCATTTGAGCCGATATTCATTAGAAACTTTGATGAATTCACAACATATTTCGGTGGTACTTCTCCTGAAAAATTCGTAAATACTCAAATCCCTAAATATGAGGCGGCATACATTGCGAAGGCGTATTTACAACAATCAAATCAATTATTTGTAACAAGAGTCCTTGGATTGTCAGGTTACGATGCGGGTCCATCTTGGTCAGTAGTAACCGTTGCAAATGTTGATCCAACAACTATTGGGTTTGATTGTGCAAGTGGGGAAACAGTTGATTGTGTTTTTGAATGTACTTCAGCACAGACAATTGATTTTATCGTTCCTTTTAGTGGATGTGATAATTCGGATAGTTCAGTTAATTTCTTAAGTGATTTCCCTTCGGTTATACAAACTATCTTAACGGAACAATACCGACAATTTGATGGAGGTACCTCATCAATAGATAGTGATATTACTAATACTATTTTTAGTATCTTAACTTCAGATAATCCATCAACAGGTTTAACAATTGATTATTTTGGTTCAATTGATCCTGACGATTATTCAGGATTTACAAACCCAACATTCTCGGCGGGAACACAAAACAACAGATTTGATGTACCTTCAGTTGATTTAGGTCAAACTGATTTAACATCACCTTTAAATGATTCTTGGTATTATGCATTATTTGATAATACAGGAAACGGAAATTACACAGGATATTCGTTTTATTCTTATGTTACGGGGGTAACTCAAACAACAACATCATCTAACTGTGCATCTTTCTATTCGTTTAGTGTTGGTGGTTCGGTATCAAGTTTTGAGGTTATTGCTTCAGGAGGTACTGGATATACCGCAACAACAGAGTTAACAACAACAAACACAACAGGTGTTGGAGAAGGGTTAACGGTGGACATTGGAGTTAACGGTGGGATTGTTACAGGGGTAACAATTAATTGTGAAGGTTCAGGATATGAAGTTGGAGACATTATTCAAATAAACCAAATGGGTTCAGGTGAAAATGCTTATTTAACTATTGACAGTGTTGGGGTAACAACTGATGGTGTGATAAATTATAACACAAACACAATTAGTGTGTGTTTACCTTCAGGAACATCTGCTTGTATATTATCTACTTTAGTCCCTACATTCAGTGCTTGTACTAGTGATGTAGTTGCTAATTCTATAACACAATTAAGTGGAGGAACTGAAATTGATTTTTCTTCAGGTTCTAATGTGTACACATTAACTTCGGAAGATGGATCAATAACAACAACTTGGACTGTTAATGTTTATGAATTTGATCCTTGTGCGGTTTGTCCGGGTGACACAGGTGGTAATCAAAATATTGGTGAAATCACAACTTGTTATTCAGGTGATGTAGTTGGTAGAGTTTATTTATACACAGGTAACTCATTCACAGATTATGACGATTTGGTTGTAACAACATTAAGATCTAGAGGTATCTCTAATTATGTTGATGGAAATAACCCAACTTGGGAAGTAACAGGAATTACTGATGTAACTCTTGATATGACAGGTCCATATTCAGGTGTATCAAGTAATCCATACTTACCATTTGTTGTTAATGTAACTAACTATCAAGGTGAATCATTCTCATTTGAAACATCAATGAGTATTTCAGATGCGAAATATGTGTCTAAAGTATTTGGTACAAGTAACTTTGGTAAACCAAGAACAACTGTTCCATTAATGGTTGAAGAAAGATTCCAATCATTATTAAATTACGCATATAGACAAGGATATATTAGAGGATTAAATTCTCAATTAGTTTCACTTGATTCAGCACAAAGTCAAAGTTCAACATCAATTGGTTGGTACTTGGATAGATATCAATCGCCAAGCTCTCCTTGGGTTGTGTCTGAAGTAAGAGGTAGTAAAGTATATAACTTATTTAAGTTCTACACAATTGCCGACGGTAACGATGCAAACACAAGCGTTAAACTTTCAATTTCAGACATCTCATTTGCTAACCAAACATTTACCGTATTAGTTAGAGATTACTATGACACAGATTCTACACCAACAGTTATTGAGAAATTCACTAATTGTTCAATGGATCCAAGTCAAAATAATTTTATCGCTAAAAAAATCGGAACATTAGATGGTGAATATGAATTGAATTCTAAATACATTATGATTGAGATAAATGAAGACGCTCCTATTGATTCTTTACCTTGTGGTTTTGAAGGATTCAATTTCAGAGAATATTCAGGAGCAAGATCTCCATTCCCAATCTTTAAAACTAAATACGATTTCCCTGGAGAAGTTATTTACAACCCACCATTTGGTTTACCAACAGGAGGAGATAATGCAACAACAACAGGTGGTGATAACATTAGAAGAACATATTTAGGTATGTCTAACTTCTGGGGTTACGATCCAGATTTCTTTGAGTATGTTGGTAAAAGAAACCCAATTTCAACTTGTGATATTGAAGGTGGACAATGGTCTTACAGAACAAGAGGATTCCATATGGATAAAAATGCTAGTGGAATTACTATTGGAAGTGCGTTCTCAACAAGTGGAACACCAAGATTCTATGTGGGTGATGCACCATTTGCTTCAGAACCAACAAATGAAACAAGTCCATACTACAGATTATTCTCAAGAAAGTTCACTTTGTTTGTTCAAGGAGGATTTGACGGGTGGGATATCTATAGAGAATATAGAACAAACAGTGATAGATATGTATTGGGTAGAACAGGATTCTTAAATGGTTCTTGTCCTACAGACAGATACCCAACTGCATCAGGATGGGGAGCGTTCAAACAAATTTCTATCGGTGACGGAACAAGAAATTGGGCAAACACTGACTACTACGCATACTTATTGGGTATTAGAACATTTGCAAATCCTGAAGCGGTTAACATCAATGTGTTTGTAACTCCTGGTATTGATTATGTAAATAACTCTGATTTGGTTGGTGATGCAATTGAGATGATTGAGTTTGAAAGAGCTGATTCATTATATATCACAACAACACCTGACTACAACTTATTCTTACCAACAACAACAGGACAAGATGGATTAATCTATCCTACTGAAGCGGTTGATAATTTGGACACTGCAGGTATTGACTCTAACTACACCGCAACTTACTACCCTTGGGTATTAACTCGTGATACTGTTAATAACACTCAAATCTATATTCCTGCAACTGCAGAGGTAACAAGAAACTTGGCGTTGACAGATAATATCGCATTCCCTTGGTTCGCAGCGGCGGGTTACACTCGTGGTATTGTTAATTCGGTTAAAGCTCGTAAGAAGTTGACTCAAGAAGACAGAGATACTTTATATGTAGGTAGAATTAACCCAATCGCAACCTTCTCTGATGTTGGTACCGTAATTTGGGGTAACAAAACTTTACAAGTTAGAGAATCGGCACTTGATAGAATCAATGTTAGAAGATTGTTATTACAAGCTCGTAAATTGATTTCTGCAGTTTCTGTGAGATTGTTATTTGATCAAAACGACGAACAAGTAAGACAAGATTTCTTAAATGCGGTTAACCCAATTTTAGATGCAATCAGAAGAGACAGAGGTTTATATGATTTCCGTGTGACAGTTTCAAGTGATACTGCCGATTTAGACAGAAATCAAATGACAGGTAAGATTTACATCAAACCAACTCGTTCACTTGAGTTTATTGATATCACTTTCTACATTACTCCAACAGGAGCATCGTTTGAGAATATCTAATAAAAAGAATAATAAAAGAAAAGGGAGATAAATTCTCCCTTTTTTTATTTGTCTAATATTTATTAATATGAATTATAGTGTTTTAACAAGACAAATCATTAATGAGATGATTAATGAAGTTGAGGAAAAAAAATACGGTTTAAAATATTATGCGTTTGATTGGGACGATAACCTGATGAAAATGCCGACTCAAATTATTTTAATGAGTGAGGACGGAGATGAGGTTGGTATGTCAACAGAAGATTTTGCAGAATATAGAACTGAAATTGGAAATACTCCTTTTGAGTATGAAGGAAAAACTATTGTCGGATTTGGTAAAGATCCGTTTAAATATTTTAGAACCGCTGGTGACTCAAAATTTATGAAGGATATAGAAACCGCACCATTAGTTAGAGGTCCTTGGTCAGATTTTGTTGAGGCGATTAATAACGGTTCCGTGTTTTCAATTATCACCGCAAGAGGACACAATCCAAACACCCTTAAAAAAGGTGTGTTAAAATTAATTTTAATGGGTAGAGGTGGACTAGACAAAGAAAAACTTGTAGAAAGCCTTATTAAATATAGGGAGATTATGGGATTGAAACCGGTTACCGATGAAAATTGGTTAATTAGGGATTATCTTGATAGATGTAAATTTTATCCTGTAAGTTTTGGGGAAGGTTCCGCAACCAACCCGGAAGAAGGGAAAGTTAGAGCGATGGAAGAATTTATTAACTATGTTAAAAGAATGTCATTCAGATTACAGAAAAAAGAATATCAACTTATAAATGATATTAGTAATAATTTTGTTCCGGTAATGCCTATGGTAGGTTTTTCAGATGATGATATAAGAAATGTTGATGTAATGAAAAAACATTTTGAAAAGAAACCAGATAATATATTAAGAACTTATCATACTAAAGATGATGAAAAAACTATGCTAGAGGGACTAGTTAAGAGAACAATATTAAAAATTAAATCAAAGTAAATAGAAAAAATTTTACAACGATATATTTATATATAAAATAAACAAAAACTTAAAAGAAAAAAATTATGGCTGATTTGTTAATGAAAATGCCAGTTCCTTACGAACCGAAAAGACAGAACCGATTTATAATAAGATTCCCATCTTCATTGGGTATAAATGAATGGTTTGTTGAGAGTGCATCTAGACCATCTATCAAAGTCAATTCAACTGAAATACAATTCCTAAATACTTCAACATTCGTTGCTGGTAGATTCAATTGGGATCCAATTACGGTTAAATTCCGTGACCCTATTGGACCATCTGCGGCACAAGCATTGATGGAGTGGGTTCGTTTGTGTGCAGAATCGGTAACAGGTCGTATGGGTTATGCTGCGGGTTATAAAAAGAATGTTGACATTGAGATGTTAGACCCAACAGGTGTTGTTGTTGAGAAGTGGATATTAGAGGGAACATTTATGACGGATGTTAACTTTGGTACATTGTCTTACTCACAAGATGCTTTGGCGGACATCAGTGCTACGCTTCGTATGGATCGTTGTATATTGGTATACTAGAATTT